AGTGTCCATTCCAATCCCAATCCTCAATTGAGTTTAGAATCTCAATAGCCTTTTCTTTTCCTACATCATTACGTAGCACTGCCCTTTCCTCTCCTAGTACTCGGTCTTTAATCTCTTGTTGTTTTGCTGTTAGTTTCATAGCTTATACTTATGTTTTTAAATGTTTAGTCTAAGTTACTGCTTTCCTTTGTTTAAAGTGTCCTTCACTAATTGCTTTAGTTCATCCAATCTTTCCTTTGGAACTCGCATATATAACACTACGTTGTTAAGTTTTTTTCTACCCATAATAATGTGCGTTGTCGAGCCGCACCCCTCGCTTATTTTACCTGTAGTATTCACCTTCGTAATACTCACCTCCATACTCCTCAATCTTTGGGTAACTCTCCGCTTGATAACTAAGCGTTCCTAAATCATCTATTAAAATGTTTTTAGGTAGTAACCCGTAGATAACTTTGATTAATACTTCGTTTCCGTTTTCAACTTCAGCTATCTTTAATGCCTTGGCTTCTGTTAAATGCTTTCCCCATAAACCCTTGTTGATGTTAAAAGCTACGAATACTCTTTTCATAGTTTTGTGTTTTAATATGTTAAAGAACTATTGTGCCTAACTGCACCTTACAAACATACGTAAAGTATTTTATATCTGCAAGCATTTATAATTATTTTAACATTTTTTAACATTTAAAAGCATCTGTTTAGAATGATTCTAAATTAGAATGTCTTGTTTAGATTTAGTCTAAATAAAAATAAGCACTATTTTCCCAGTGCCTTAATCTTCCCTTTGTAGGTGTTTATTAGTTCCTTTAGTTCTTCTACCGTGTACTTCGCTGTCTTTTGTGCTTCTCGGTCTAACCTTTGTAATTCACATAGTCCTATCCTTTGTACTATGTTCTTTCGGTAGTCGTGTAGGTTGCCTGACAAGAAGCTGTTGCAATGTTCGCACTGTAAATGTACGTTGCTTTCGTCAAAGGTCAAAAACTTATGACCGCCTGAAGAGTAGAAGTGTCCTGCGTTTACTTTCTTTGGCTTAGGGTTACCACAACTTATGCAAGGCTTATCTTTATCCCTTAAACGTATGTACTTGTTAAATACCTTTTGTGCTTCGTTCATCCAGTCTTGACTTGTTTTGAGATCCTCCTTTAGCTTCTTCTTCTTTAGCTTCCACTCTTTTTCTTTCTCTGACTTAACCCAAACCTTTACACATTCAGGCTCTAAGCAATAGTGTTGAAGTGTTCGCTCTGGTCTGAAGTACTCCTTACAGTTACGGCATTTCTTTCTGTTCATTTATACTCTTAATTAATTGCTCCTTACAGTACCTACAATGGTCATTAGGCTTTCCTTTGGCTATTATTCCTTCTATGTAGTTAATCCACATTCTCTGCTCAAAGGTTAGTTCCTTGCCTTTTAATGCTTCTTTTATTTCATCATAAGTAATATCAGAAAGGGCATTCTTCATCTACTGCTAAGTTATCAAAATCTAAGTTAGGTTTCAAAATTAATTGCTCTAATTCATGGCTTTCTGTCCAATCTGATTTGTCTGGGCGTGCATTCCTTGCATAATACCTGCCGTTTTCTACATCGTAAAGCATCTCAACTCCTTGTCCTATATTACCCTGAAATTGAAACTTAGTCTTTGTGTTTACAAATTCCGTATATCCTTCTTCTATATCGTTTCCAAAGTTCCTGTGAATAGTGAATCCATCATGTGTTTGGTTTCTAAAGTCCGCTGTCCCAGAAACATCGTATAGCGTTGGCATTTCATAAGTCCCATCTTCTTTCTTTTTCATCTTCGTAGGGTGTGCGACTAATAAGATTAGTACATTGTTCATCTGAGCAAACATCGTTAGCCGTGTTAACACCTTCCTGATTAACATACGTTCCTCTCCTTTTTCGCTGAACTCTAACTTATTGAACGCATCAATGATAAAGATGTCTACTCCATAGCAATACAACTGCTCCTTAAACTTGTCAAATATCCAATCCCAAGTTGGGAACTCATTGTTTTCTGCACCTGTTAAATATATTCTTTCGTTTGCCCAAAGTTTATACCGTTCAATGTCTGACTTTTTAAGCCTGTTTTCACCAAAGAACTTTTTACCTGTAACCTTTTCAATTAGCCTTGACTGGTGTAGTGCCATTGGTGAATGCTCAGGAGAGAAAAATGACAACTTCATATCGTACTCATTCACGTAGTTGAGTGCTAACCATTCAGCAAATGAACTTTTACCGTGAGAAGGAATACCAGTAATCGTTACTAAGTGACCTCGCATTGTTGTCCACACATCATTCAAGTTGCCAAAGCAACTATTTTTAACGGTTAATGTTTTTGGAAGACCTTCATCGTATAGCTTTAAAATATCTTCATACAAATCATCCACCGAGAATGTGCCACCAACAGGGAAACGCTTTCTATTCTTTACTGTTTGTTTTAGTGTTCCGCTTTTTAGGTCATCATTTGCGTCCTTTCCATCGAACTCTACAAACTCACATCTGTAACGCCCAAGTCTTTGAGCAATCTTCTCACGTACATCAATACCCTTATCATCGTTATCAGTTGCAATAATAAACCTCTTAACGTCTTTCAGATAAGGCTCTGAATTTATCCAGTAGTCATCTGCATCATTAGCACCGTTAGGAATACTTACAACTGATTCTATACCAACCTCAGAAAGTGCCAAAGCATCAAACTCACCCTCAACTATCCAAACTTCATCCGAACCGATAGCCGAGTTAATGTTATAAAGAATTGGCTTACCACCTTTCGATTGAGTGAACGCTTTTGCTCCTGACCTGTATTTCTTATTTACAAGTGTTGAACCTTCAAAGTAATTGAACACTATGTTATTTACTTCTTTTTCATGCTTAGGTTGGTAATACTTTTCTTCGGTTACCCCGAACTTAATCAATGTTTCCTGTCTTATCGCACGTTCATCTCTAATCCATCTAACAAGTTTGTCTGACAGCGTAGTGTAGTTTTGCCATTCCTGAGAAGGCAACTCATATACCTTATCGCTTCGTTCTTTCTTATCACGTACACTTACAGCATTACAGTAGTGGCATTTTGCCAAACCTTGGTCGTGGTTAACAGATAGGCTCTTATCTGATTTATTAGTTCTTTGGTCAATACAAAGTGGGCATTTAACCTTTTCAACTCCTCTTGACTTGTTGTATGGAATATCTTGCCAATTAATAAACTGCTTCATACTATACCACGTTTTGTTATTACGCCATTATTATCTGTAAAGCTATCGCTTTTCATTACATATTTATCCCAAAACAATCCTTTCCATCCATTCTGTATTGAATTGTTAACGACAAATTTTATTTTATCAATAGGCTCTGAATTAAATTTATTTGCCAACTGAACTATTGAAGTTTTAGATTTATAGAAATCTTTTATTTCACTCTTGTAATTCATCCAAGTTACAAAAATATCAAAGGCTTCTTTCTTTAATTCTTTAACTTCTTTATATTCTTTATATTCTTTAGTTGTTGCCCTTTTCCTGCCCTCAAACTGCCCTTTATCTGCCCTGTTTCCTGCCCTTTCATCATCGCCACCTTGCAACTTATCCCATTTACAAAGGGTTACAGCCTGCCATTTGTCTGCCCTGTACCTTGCCACTTCTCCGCTACTTTCAAGTTTCTTCATTGCTACACGGCATTGCTTAACAGATAGACCTACTGACTTGCTCAAAGTATTCCATGATAATATCATGCTTCCAGCTTTAACATCTTGACCTTTCCATATCTTATCTTCATAATTAACAGATATAAGTAAGTGAATCAGCAAACGTGAAGCATTATGGTCATCGTACCACTCCCAATCAGATAAAGACCTGTGTAATTTTATCCATCCACTACTTTTCATATCTATCAGATTGTTTAGTCATATACTCAATAAATAAATCAAGACCATCGTGAACCTTGTCAACAGCCCTTACGTGGTCAAATATTGACTCTTTGATGGATGTGTATACACCAAGCCTACCATATATTATTCTGCCCAATTCTGTGTTTAGTTCTTCAGGCAAAGCGAATGATTCTAATGCCAAAATAATATAAGTTGATGGCAAATCTTTTAACTTTACTCCCTTGTATTTGCCAAAAGGGAAAACTTCATACTTCATAATAAATAATTTTAAATAAAAAACCCCTATCAATCCATCAGGCTCCGACCTCTGACTTCATGATAAGGGTAAACTAAATTCCTTGGTCTATAATATCGGAGCGACCTTTACAAATATAACTATTTCTTAGTACTTTCCAAAATACCTAAGCGGATTAATTCAAGTATTATCTTGTTTTGTTCTGTTGTGTTCATAGTAACCCGTTATAAATTGCTTTTTCTTCTCTGCTTAAACCTTGATATGTATATGTAGGGTTTAGGCTTTCTTCTATTTCCTGTTCAGTTTGCCAGTAGTGTATCGGTTCTACTTTATTTACTTCTTGTATTTCATCTTTAAAAGAGAAGTAGGATAACCATTCCGAGTACCAATCACAAGCACTCTTTTCAGTAACTCCTACTCGCTTAGATACTTCAGCAGGTGTGTAGTTATTATGGAATAACTCAAACGCAATTAGCTTTCTGTCGCTTACGTTATATCTGTGGTTTTTCATAGCTTTAAGTTTAAAGGGGGACGTTACTCCCCCAAGTTAAATACTGACATCAAAAGGGCAAGTCGTTTCCCGTAGATGGGATGTCCTTCATTGGTTCGTTGTCAGGCTTCCAAGTATTTATTTGTGCATACGCTTTGCCTTCTTTACTTACCTTTAAATCAAGGTTAATCCATTCATCACTCATCTTACTTAGTTCATCAATCAACTCTTGTCGTTTGATAGATAGACTTCCCTTAATGAAATCTGGTGCTTGTTGGTTTGGTAGTTTAAAGATTAAACCGTTTAAAAATTTACTTTCGCTCATAGCTTAATTAATTGAATGTTAGTGCGTAGTCTTTTAAAATCATTGTATTGCCGTGCCACGCTTAACAGCTTTACAAAGTTACTCTTTTCTTTTAATAGTTTTTCTGCCTTCTTTACTCCTATTCCTTTTATCCCTTGGATATTGTCGCTTGTATCACCTACCAACAAAGCCGTTAAAAGCATATCGTATGATTCTTGTGGCGTTGTCATTGACCACCCACGATAGTCTCGGATAGCATTTCCTTCTTCGTCCTCTCCTATCTTTACTCGGTAATAATCGAAGTGAGCCGTTACAAGTTGTTTAAGGTCTTTATCAATAGAACATACAATCGTGTTGTCCATTAACTCAACGGCTTCCTTAATTAGATCGTCAGCTTCTAACGTGTCAGAATAACCTACATATTCACCCTCACTTTCAAGCATTGAGATTGTATAGTATTTAAGTAGGCTTACTTTTGCTACCGTTGGAGTGTACTCCCTGTTTGCTTTGTACTCTGGATATATTTCTTTCCTGAAGTTATTTGAGCAAGTAGTAAAGAAGTAAAGCACCTTACCCGCGTTTACACCATCGTCTTCTATTCTGTTTACTATCGCCCTTACTTGTGTATGAAAGTCATCGTACTGTAATTCTAAATCGTTTTCCGTTTCGGTGTTCTCATGGAAGTTAACCACGTTAAACAGTAGGCTATCAGCATCTAATAAAAGCACCTTAGACGATCCGTTAAGGAACTGCTCTAAACAGTCCCTTTTTACGGCATCGTTTTCAGATAACTTTATGAACGTACGTAAGTAGTTTAATTCGTCCTGTAAAGTCATGCGTCAAGTTGTTTAAGTTGTTCAGGTGTTAAGCTAAAGTTTTTCTTTAGGCTTTCTGCATCGTATGAACCTTCTTTAATTGCTTTTAAGGACTTAGCGAAACGATCAGCAGTTAATAAAGGCTTTGATTCTTGTTTGCCTTGTGCATCATTATCTACGTCTGTTACTATTCCAAGCATCGCTGAAAGTGCATAACGTCTGTAATAAGTGATACCACTACCAAACGCTTGGTAAGCGTTCATACCTCTCAACTCGATTAAAGGTATCTCTGTCATACTTTCGATTGTTTCACCCGTTTCAGTATGGAATAAGATAGTCTTAATAAACGAGCCTTCGATAAGTTGCGTAAACCCTAAACCGTGTTTTTGAAGTAGTGGGTTTATAACCTCAAAGATAGAAGGCAAGTCCGCATAACTGTACGAATGTGCTTTGCTTCCTTTGTGTATTACAGGACATTCCTGTTGGAACGCTGCCAGTGATTTGTAGATGTTCACTCTCATCTTGCTTAGTTCTTCGTAGAACTCTTGATCTTTGTTACTCATAGCTTTTAATTTTTAAGTTGTTTAAAGTTAATCATTAGTTATTGTTTCTGTTCCTTTTTGTGTTAAACGGCTCTTAAAGTTGATGAACGGTAAACACACTCCTAAATCAACATACCCTTCCTCTCCAGCCAAGTAGTATAAATCTAAAAGGAAAGGAATATAAATCTCTTTGTATGAGAGTGCATATCTTGTATTATCGTAGTTTAAGTTGTTTGCCTTACAGAAACGTCTAAGGTTAGTCCCTTGCATCGCTAAACACTTTTTAAAAGCGTTGTAGTACTCGTTGTTTTCTTGGTGTAGTTTCATTTCTCTACGTGTGTTATCTCCAGTAATTTCTCTCGGAGTTGTTTAGTTATAAAGTTATAGTTTTCAAGTTCCTCTTCATCTACTGATTCAAGTACAGCGTTAACCACTTTGTCAAGCTGCTTTTGATATAGGTTTCCGTACTTCTTAAGGTCGTGCTTCCAAAGGTGAATATCAGATACATCGTCTAAGCACTCAGTAAGCAACTGCATCGCAAAGACTGACCTAAGTATGTTCGTTATTTCCTGCTTTGTCATCTGTTAAATTTTAGTTTATTTGATTCGTTGTGTATTGAACCAAAGGTATTATTAAAGGTCGGTCTGTTTATCAAGAAGTCATCAGTTGGGTAAACTGTTCTTTCGGTTCTAACAGACTTTTTCGGTTCGTTTGGTATGTAGGTATTCTCTAACTGTTCCGATTCATTAGGAACGCTTCTAAACCGTTTTAGAAATTGATTTATTGCTTTTTCCATGTTATTTGTTTTTAAGTTCTTCAATTTGCTTTTTGATTTCTTTGATTTCAAGATACAACTCGTTTGCGTCAAAGTCATGATTCAAACTTATTGCTCTGCTGTAATCCTGCTCTTTTTCTTTTAGTAGTTGCTCCAGTCTTTTCATAAATTTTCTATTAAAGATTGCATCTTAATTATATCCCCTCTTGTTATGTTAGTAAATGAACTGTCAACTCTTAATGTCACACTACCCATAAACTTCGATATCGAATACTTCTCTGTCATTACAGTCTTTCTTTTTTTATCAACTACGTCTAAGCATAACTCGAATAACTGGATAAGTTCTGCTTTATTTAAAGACAAGTAGTTAACCTTTACAATATACTGATACTGCATATCTTTAAAGTAAAAAGCGAATGTTGTATCGTTATCCGTTGGAAACATTACCAAACTCTGTCCTTTAATATTAGTGAATAGACTTTTAGAGTTATCCTCGATAACATCTAACTGTGCATTGATTACAAATGAACTTAATAAAATTGCGAATGTTAAAATTGTTTTTTTCATGACTTTGTTTTTTTTGTTTTTATAACTCCTTAATTAAATCGTAACATACTTGCCCAGCTTTTGCCCTTAGTTCTTTAATGGCTTTCTCTTGCTTGGCTATCTTCTTGCTTATCTTTTGCATTTGCTCTCGGCTTCCTATTGCATCCCACTGCTGCCAAAAGCCTTGTAACATTTCAATACTTTGCTCTCGGTTTTCAATCGCTCTGTGGATTGCTGTTAGTTTTTCAATCTGTTTTTTCATGTCTTTTTGTTTTATCGTTTGAACAAATATATAAAACTTTTTAAATAACTTCCAAATGTTTTGAAAAAATTTTAAAATAATTTACGGAAAATAAAAAAGGGCAGTCCGAAAACCGCCCCTAAAACAAACGCTATGAAAGTCCTAAGATACTGAATAAATATCTTTAGTTAGGTATGAAGTGTAAGTTTTATTTGATATTGGATAGAACTTTTTACAATCATTGCATTTCATGTGCCTACGTACCCAACCCATCGGTGTGCAGTCTGTATGACTTAGCTGTACGTTTTCGCTTGTACAGTTAGGACATTTCCACTTACCAGTTAACCCCTCTTTAATTACTGCGAAGTTTGTGTTATGGTCTATGTACGGATTTAAAACGTGGAATACATCTTCTAATAATACAACGTCCTGAATACAGTAGTTAATCATTTCTTCTAGTGCTTCCTCTCTTATTTCTTTTGTTTCGCCCTCTTGTACTCTTTTCCAAAGTCCGAAGCCTTCATGGTCTAACTTACGACCAACCTCTAGCACCTGACCTAAATAATCTAATCTGTTAGACTGAAAACTAAAATACTGCCTTGCTTTTTTAAGGGTGTCTAGGGTTCTGTATTTAGGAAACATTAAAACGCCTTGCATAACACACCGTGTTCTCAGTTGCTTCATGTCGAAACGGTCACCATTATGTGCTATAATCTCGTCTGCTTTACCAAGTACCTTTACAAACTCCTTTATTAGTTTCTTATCGTCTTGGTTTTTATCCCAGCTTAAAACGTGTACTTCTTCTTCTCCTTGCCACTTGTAACAGATGCAAATGATCTTAGTTTCGCCTTGTATTCTGTTAGCGTCTACCCATTGTTTACCTGCTCTCCATACATCTGCTTTTACGTAGCTTGTTTCGATGTCAAAGAATAGGCGTTTAGGCTCGTATCGTTGTGACTTAGCCTTATGGTTTTTTCGCCAACGTGATATGGCTCTTCGCAACTGCTCAATTGTTACATCAAGGTCGAATTGTTTTTTCGTTAGACGGGCAATGGCAGTATTATTATCCATCGTTTCAAACTTCATCTTAACGAAGTCTTTTATTTCTTTTGTGTATTTCATATTCTACCGTTTGGAAAGTTTCTAAAAGCACTGATTAAAGTCCACGCCCATTTAATAACGTGAGCCAATGCAAAGCCAATAATGAGCCATAACCACCAACGTGACTTAACTCGCTGTACTTTTACTTCTGTTTTACCTTTGATTTTCTCTGTTTTAACAACGGTTCTAACGCTGTCCTTGTACATTCTTCTAACTGCGTTTAAACTGTCTTTAAATCGCTTGTTATCGAATCTTACTTGCCACTTAGTCTTATATTCAATTTGTGGCACGTATTCCGTTACAGGAACATAGATAAGTGAATCCTTACCGTCTTTGCCTTTAATGGTCTTTACGATTGTAGTTGTATCGCCTTTGCATTCTATCTTTCCGCCTTTCTTGTGGAATTTGTTTAGGTGATAAGTAGGTGAGCAACTCGATAAGTGATAAATAATGACAGATAGAAATACTGCGTATACTATCATCAGTACCTCGTCAATGTGTTTTTTCATAGCGTTTTAATTTAAAATTTAACGCTAAGATATAAAACTTTTTTAATTACGCTCTATTTTGTCTATTTCAAAACAAGCTGTAGATATTGCAGACGCTACTTTGTTAACCCATTCATCGGTAAGCATCTTCTGTACTTCGTCTTTGTTGGTATGGAATCCTAACTCTAAAAGCATAGCAGGACAAGCACTTTCTTGAATGATGTAAAACCCTGCCTTGCGTACACCTCTGTTAGTGGTTAGGTTAAACATTTCACAAATCAATTCGTTGTTTATTATACGGGCATACTCTTGACTTTTACGTGAAGCGTTGTTAGCGATAAAGGTTGTTATTCCTTTAGCCGTGTGCCAGTCTTTACCGTTACCCATAGCATCAGAATGAACAGAAATCAAAAGCACTTTCTTGTTGTTCTTGAAATACAAATCATTTGCAAGTTGAACCCTTGTACCCAAGCTGACATCTTTCCAATGGTCGAATAATAGTTCAGCATCTAATCCTTTAGCTTTACACGCTTCAATGATTGCCTTTGCTACTCTACGGTTATTTACTCCCTCGTAAAAGGTAATACCATCTTTCACCATTCGTTTACCTGCCGTAACGTATTTACCCGTTGATGGGTCAATGCTACCATGTCCATTGTCCACCAAAAATTTCATAATGATATTTCTTTTAACCTTTTGTTATACGCGTATGCTGCTGCTAATTCGCATTTGTGATACCCTAAATGCTCTTTCTTTCCATTATATCTAATTCTAGCGTGCCACTTTGACATATCTTTATTCCAATATACACCAGTATACTTTGAACTTCCAGACTTATCTTTACTAGAATTAAACCTATGTGTTACGTATTGCAGATTACTTACGTGGTTATTTAATTTATTATTATCTATATGGTCCACAACTAAATCATTAAACCTAGGACCTACAAACTCATTCATCACTAACCTATGAACCTCTTTACATATATGCTTACTGTCCTTTGCTAGATTGGCAAATAAATAACCACTACCGCTTTTATGTAAAACTAATTCCCTTCCTTTTACTAATCTCTTACTACCATAAGGACCATTAGTAATTCTATCTAAACTTCTTACCTTACCAGTATTGCTTACCTGATAAAGACCCTCATAGCCTGTTATGTCTTTCCAAATTTCCATACATAAATATACGAAATTATCGCTTTACTTTAGATAGTTGTTTAAGTGCTTCTAAGATACGACTAACAAACGAAAACCCGTATATCTTCTCAAAGTTTTCGTCTATGCTTTTAATCTCGATAAAGCCTATCCCAAACATAGCTAACTTAACAAAAGGAATCTGCTCGTCTATGTAACTACAACCGTGAGCAGTAATTACCAAAAGAAAGTAAAAGATTAACTTCGGTACTATCTGAAAAAGTTTACGACTTTCTATTGCTCTTATACTTACTTTACCAGCAGCCATTATTCCTGTGGTAGTATCAACTGATACAAAGCAAATGACTACCCAAAACGCCCAATGTATAGGAGCGAAAAAAGCCATTAACCCCGTAAAGGAATAAGATAACGCTTTGCCTATTACTGTCGAAGTGTTCATATCTTAAATGTTTCGAGTGCTTTAGTGGCAAATATCATTAATTCCTCATCTCCCCAATTATCAGTGTTCGGCATTTGCCCTAAGTCAACACCGTATAGTTTACTTCCGTTTGCTGATAGTACTGCCGTTACGCTTACCCATTCATCACCTATTGAGAATGAAGATTCTACGCTTTCAATTTTAGGGTCTACTAAGACCGCTTTGTGATTTTCAAATTTATATTCCATGATTATTTTTTAAAGTCCAAGTTCTGCGTAAGTACAGTATCTTGTAGCTATTGCTCTATAATTATTTAAAATACCTGCCCCTTGTATTTGTCTATTCGCTCCATATATGTATAAAGAAGCACTAGAATTGTATGCCGTAGAACTCCAAACCTGTAATGTTATATTAAAAGGTGAATAATTTAACCAACTTGTTGACCGTTTGTCTGCTATTTCAAATAGTTCATTAATATTAGCTAAACCCCAACCGCTTAATGAAAGTGGTGTAATACCTAAAGCCCAATCAATAGAATCTGCCCATGTTCTTGTGGTTGTTAAATCACCTATGTAATAACAAAGAATCTCGCTGCCATCATCTGTTGAATGGTCTAATACTACACCATCTGCATAAACACTACCGCCTAAAGTATCTGTAAATCTATTAGTATTACCAAAAACATTATTAGAAGATAAAACTAAAAAAGATGATAGACGACCTCTATCTGTATTTGCGTCATCTCCAGTCCTGTAAGATGTAGAACTAACCCCAGTCTTTAATATTTTAGCACCTATCGAAGCAGAACCACTTGGAACAGCAACCGTTAAAGTATTACCTACTAAACTAACTGAATCAGGAGTGACAGGGTCTGTTCCATCTGTTATATTTACGTCTATTGTCTTAACGCTTACTACGTCTCCCTCGTCTACTCCGTTAACGTTTATCTGTGAATCAGGAAGTACTAAACTACCGTTGCTCAAGACGCTATCCGTATAACTTGCATCGCTATTCTCTACCGTTCCATCAGGAGCAGTTATATCCGCACTTCCTTCAGCGTTAATAGAAGTAGTGCTTATGGTTGTGCCTACCGTGTTTTTTAGAACTGCTGTAGAATCGTTTATCGCTTGATTAAGGCTGCCACCACTCGTAATAGAACCAGAGTAAAGAGTATTTCCAGCATCGTCTGTAATTGTATAAGTTGCATCTTCGCAAGTACCGCCACCGCTTGGAATGTCACCCATAGGAATAGCGTCAACACAATAGCCATCTACTTCAAAGACTATCGTCATTACCCATCCTGCTACGTAGTCTAAATCTAAGTTGTTTAAAGGTCTTTGACTTGGCAGTCCTATTACGTCAACAGAAAGGTCTGAACCTTGACTAAAATATCCGTATAAGTCTGTTAAAATTAAATGGCAGTCGCTTACTATTGTGTTAAGATTTTCACGCCCTTTTTGGATTATGTCAACACAGTAAATATCTAAGCTAATTTGGTTAGTGTCGTACATAGGTACTCCTGCTGTTGGAGTAACAAAGACAATAGGGTACTTTTCAGATTCCGTGGATAAGTTCGGCATCTGTTCTCTGAACTCTCCACCGTATCTTTGGATTTGGTAGTGAGCATCACAAAAGGCTTCTATCTTATTTAATAACTGTATATACGTTGTCATAATACCGCACTCTGTTGTAGTTTCTTAATCTTGTTTTGTGTAGCCGTTACTTCAGTCTCAGATACAAACGCCTTAACTGTTATCTCTTGGTTTGCTTCAACGTCAGGAGCAGAAGATAGGTTATTAAGGTTATTATTCTGACCAAATAGGTTAACGCTTGGCTGTGCTGCTTGAACGCCACCACTTGCGGAAGCGATAGCCGTACCACCTCCACCAACTGAACCTCCAATACTAGGTGCAGACTTTAACGCAGCGTAAGCCGAAGCAATAGAACTTATAACAGTAGCAATTCCTGAAGCGATATAACCTACTAGTACATATGGAGCAGCAGGACCAGTAGCAGCAGCAGCAGCCGAAGCACCTGCAATTACTGCACTGATAGACTTAGCCGTGTTCGTTGCTATGTCCACTAATGCAAGTACTTTTTGAAGACCCGCAGTTCTAACTCCCGCAGCTTCTAAAGATGAAGCCAAACCACTTAAAGACCCAACCAAACTATCCTGTAACCCCTCTCTTGCTTCTACATACTTTTGATAGTTTTCTAACTCTTCCTCGTTAGCTTTTGCAGCTGCTTCTACTAATATAGCGTTAAATGCTTCCCTGTTTTCTCTGTCCTTTTCAGCTTGTGCCTCTGCTTCCTCTTTACGCTTTTGCTCTGCTTCTTTTAAGGCATCTGATAACTGTTGAGCGTAGCCGAGTTCTATCTCCTTAGTTTTTTCAAACTCTTGTTGTCTAAGTAGGTCTGTTATCTTTTGCTTCTCTTCAGCGTTTAGCGTTTCGTTCTTTAAGGTGTCAGCAATCAAACGTGAATACTTCTCTTGGTTAACAGCGAGGTCTTTATTTATACCCTCTTCCATTAATTCAAGTTCTAAGTCACGTATTTGGCGAATAGCGTTTAGTCTGTCTTGCTCGTACTTCTTACGGTCTGCTAACATCTTGTCGTAAGCAGCCTTATTGTCTTGGCGTTCTTTCTCTAACCTTGACTTATTATCCGCTTCAGCTTGTGCGTTTATCGCTTCAATCTCTTGGTTAGATTCACGAATAGTCTTCTCAGTTTCCTTGCGTAGTTCCCTGAGTTTTTGTATCTCTTCCTCGCTTAACTTATTGCTAACCTCATTTTGTTTTATTATAGCGTCTATTGCTTTAAGACGTATCTCTGAGGTTTTTATTATAGCCTGTTGCTTTTCAATCTCTGCTTGTGTAGTATCTTCACCCGCTATTTTTGCAAGTCTTATCTCTTGGTCATATCTGTCTGTAATTGATTCAGTAAGTTCATTACTCCTATCAATCACCTTTTGCATACCCTCCTGTTGCTTAGTAGCAAACTCTTCAGCAGCAAAATTAGTTAAGCCTAACCAATCAAGGAAGTCTTTAATGTTTTGTACTACCCAATCTATGGCTTCACCGATAGCACCAAACACCTCTCCGATAGTATTAAGAATAGGCTTTAGGATTCCGAGTTTATTCATTAACAATCCTATGATAGCCACAAGACCAGTAACAGCAGCAGCAATCAAAAATATAGGGTTTGTTAGTAATGCCCTACCGATAGAAGTAAACGCTTTACCTAATTGCCCAACTGTCTTAAATAACCCAGTCAAGGCACTCTTACCCATCTGACCTAAGTTGCCGACTGCTTGGTTCATGGCAGTAGCATCTTTAGCAGCACCCTCAAAGTCTAAAGCGAGTAACCTCTCGCCAACTTGTGTTAAACCTGTTCCGAAAACTGATAACCCTCTATTCTCA